CTTTTGCATATGCAATTACTGTTTTACCACTTGCGACTGCAGCTGAAGTTCCCGTACCACTAACATATTTAAATGTTACAGTTTGTGAACCTGATGTAGAATTTTTTAAAAAATAAAAGTTTTGAACATCTAAAGGTATTGTAACGTTTCTTGCTCCTGTAAGTGAGCCTGTAAATTCTATTACTCTATGTGAAAGCGTTGCACCAGTAGAACCGTCTGATACTGAAAGAGTCGTGTCTCCTGAATCAGAGACGGCTTGAGTTGTATAACCACCAGATATTTGTTCGATGATTTGTAAATTTGTATTAGTTTTTGTCCCCCATGTACCGGCGTTTTCACCAGTTGCCTGAAGTTCGACCCCTAGGGGTGTATATGTTGATGCCATAAATAAATTCTCCTACGCTGCTACATCGTTATAACTTGTATTTGATCCAGTTGCAACATCCGAATATGATGAATTCGAACCCGTTGAAACATTACTATATGACGTATTTGAACCAGTGTCAACATCGCCATAAGCAAATATATCTACAACTCCTACACTAAACGAAGCTGATAAACCATCAAATCCTACTGCAATGTCTGTTACTGAAACTGATCCAACACTAGCACTAAATGATACACCAGTTAATCCTAATGTCATATCATTAGGATCTAAAGTTCCAACGCTAGTTGTTGCAGATAAGCCAGTAGGTAAAGCTACAGCCCCACCTAAACCAACTATAGATCCTAATTGAGATTCAAATTGTTGTCCTGATAATACAGCTGCATTGTTTGGTACAACCACTGTTCCCAAAGATGCAGACATTGAAAATCCTGTGAGATCAACTTGGTTGCTAGAAAACGCTATTGCAGTTCCTTGTGATGCAGTAAAAGATAGACCAGATAATATTGCTGTTGCATTTGGTAATGTTACAGTTCCTTGACTTAAAGTTGCTTCTTGACCAGTTAAACCAACAGACATGTCAGCAACAACAGGAACACCTAATGCAAAAGACGCAGAAACACCCGACATTGAAACATTAGCATCTGCTTCAACTGTTAACGACCCAACATTAAACGATGCAGAAACTCCTGATGGTTCTACAACTGCAGAACCAATTCCTGATAAAGAACCTGCGCTAGCTGAAAATTCTACACCACTAATATCAAAGTTGGGACTTAAACCAATTGTAACTGCAAACTCACCCCAAGCACCTTGACCGTAAGTATTATTACCCCAGCCCTCTATACCCATGCTAGAGGATATTTCAAAACCTGTTAATGAAACAGTTACATCGTTAAGATCTCCCCAAGATTGTTCATTCCAAGTTTTGGCTCCCCAACCTGCTCCAAACTTTTGATTTTCGTTCCAATTAGCTTGGCCCCAGGTGAACCTGCCCCATCCTGAAGATACCGACATGGTCGGCCTCCTATGCTAATCTAATGATTGCGCTACTTGAATCTGCTGTTGGAAACTCAATTTTAAAAGTTCCGTTACTAGCTGTCTTGTCACCACCAAATGCAATTATACAAACAGCATCAGTTGTTCCCGAACCACCATCTGTTGTTGTGTTATAAATCATTGCACCGTTTGCAGTGAAAGAAGCAGATGAATAAGTTACATCTGAAAAGTCTGTAAAAGCTGTTGTTGAACTTAATGATACACCAGAGTTTGTTAAAGTTGCGCCACCTGCAGAATATGCAGATCCTGATGTATTTGTAATTTCTTCTGATGTTGAATAATCTGTTGTAGAAGCACCTAGGTTTGCATCACTATCAAACAATGCAAGTTTAAAAGTGTGTCCACCTGAAGACTCAAAACTGTGTTTACCTTGTAAAAGTTCTTGTTTAAAACTTGAACATATTGCCGATGTAATTGCCATAATTTACTCTCCTATTACGGTGAAGGTGACTCAATTTTAAATCTGACAGTTCCGTCAGTATAATCATCTCGTCTTCTTCTACCAGTTTGCTCAATTGCAAACTTCTGTACCTCTTGTTTATATTTATTTTCGTATAAAGTCAACATATCTACTGGACCTTTTAAGTACCCATATGCCTCTGATAAACAGCAATATAACAAGCCGTTTGGAAAATTCATACTAATATAATTAGTATTATCACCTTCTAAAAGATCAGGCATTTTATTAAAATGAACTCTAAATCTATAAGTTGTATTAGGAACTGGAGAAAAAGCTATACGCCCTGATGTTGTGTCAGACTCTCCTGTGCCACCACCAAACATAGCATAGTACTTAGGTTGACCTTGAGCTGCTGATGTTCCTGTTACATCTTGATATTCTTGTAAGTATGTGTAGTCTTTTTTCTCTAACCATCTATTAGCTCCTGTAGTTTCTGATCCTGCAGTATCGTATACTTGTATACCTCTAATAAATAAACAACCTGCTGGGGCGTTGATTGACTCTTGTCCAGCAACTAAATTACCAAGTTGTTGTTTTCTATCAGCGTCAATAGGGACATCTCTAAAAATTCTATACTGTGCATTTAAAATAATATTTTCTAAAACAGCATCTGTTAAAACGTTTGAATCTGTTTCTGTATAACTTCTTATTTGAGTTTTTAGTCCTGATGCACTTAATCCAGCCATTATTTTCCTTTATGTTTTCTTAAAATTTTTTGTTGTTTAGCTGTTAGCTCAATAGTTTCTTCTTGTCTTGTAGGTTTAAATATATTTTTAATCCAATTTAAAAATTTTTTAATCATGCTTTTACGGTGACTGGCCCTGCCGAGGCTATGTCTCCTCCTCCTTCTAATGTTACTGAAGCTGATACTCCAGAATTAAAAGTATATTTATTATCATTAACTTTAGTGATTGTATACCCTCCAGATGCATTAATTGTTGCTGCTGGTAAATTTGCAACATTTGAAGCGTCTCTAAATCTAACAGTATCACTAGTAGATCTACCGTGGTTTGGTTCATTAACTGTAACAGTTGTTGATCCATTAGTAATAGTAAAAGGGTTTGGAGGTAAAAGATTAGGCACAGCTGTTTCTGTTCTAGCAACTCTAACATTTCTTATTGAGACTGCGTCAGCGCTAGATGGTCTTGGCTCTAATTGTGGTTGTTTAGGTTCAAACTCAGAAACATGCACGATAGATCCATTCCACTCTCTAACCATTTCTCTATATGGAAATTCTAAACCAGATCTATCTGATATTGCTTTTGCGTATTTTCCTGTTGCGTATTTTGGCATTATGCTCCTGGGTAATAGACTTTTGGTGTTATATAAGTGCTAGATGCTGAACCATCTTCAGCTAAAGCTCTAGCTAATTCGTCTTCGTAAAATAATTTCATAGCCTGTAATCTTTCAGGTGCATATTTTTGTGCTAAATAATATGCAAGTCCTGCTGTCATACAAGGTACAAATCTAAATGGCACGTCTGTTGCATTTGTATAGTCTCCTGCATCTTGGATTCTTTTTATGTAATAGAAATGCATATCTTTAGACGCATTAGTTGAATCTGGTGTTGGGTAAATTTGAATACTAACGTGATCAACAAATCTCTGTACAAAATATTGATTAGGTGTGCCTTTAGAAAGTTTGTTTGAAAAACCTGCATAAGTAGATCTATCTACTTTTGTCATTGGTGAATCTGATTGTGTGGTTTGAGTTCTATTAGATCTTAACTGTGCTTCAAGAATATCTGATATACCATACACTCCATTTGGAGTTGATGTTGCACTTGTTCCATCAGAACTAGCTCTAAAAAATTTATATTCTGCTTGCCCTTCAATTAAATCTAGATCAAGTTCATCTATCTCCCAATAATGGATACCTCTATTTCCCCACTCTTGAAACAAGATATTAAGAGATCGTCTTGCAGATTTAAGTTGATAACCTGCAACATTTCTTAACCCAATACGTTCAAAAGCATCTTCTATTATTTCGTCAATAGCAAAAGTTTTATCGAACGTTGTTGTTCCCGAAGTAGTATTAGCCATTTAAACTCCTAGCCAGTATAACCAATAGTAACAGATGTAGTATTTGTTATTGTAGCATGTAAAGTTGATTCAAATCTAATACCGTTTCCAGGCATATAAATATCTAAACCTTCTGTACCAAAATCAGCTTCAAAAACTTTTGCTCCACTACCATCACTACTATCCCTTAAAATTAATTTAGAACTAGCCACTCCTTCACACTGAATGTAAGTAACTCTACATGGACCCATATTAGTAGATCCACCAGAAATAGTTTTGACCTGTCCTGTACTAGTTATTGTAGTAAACTTCTGATCTGAACTCATATTTTTCTCCTTAAAATTTAAGCATGGGGCCGAAGCCCCACACTAAATTAATTATTAACTTACTGCTGCACTAAATGGTGTAGCTAAGTCTCCAGTTCCTCCAGATGTAACTTGAACGCCCCATCTGTTAGCACCGATTGCTTTGCAAGTTATGATTGATCCAGCTAGTCCTCCAGTTGTACTACCGTTTAAAGTAATAGTATCTGAAGCAGCTGCAGTCATAAAACCTTCAGCATTATCGTTTGTATCCGTATCAACGAGAATTGCATTACCAGTCATTGTATCACTAGCATTAGCAACTTGTAGAATAAAACTACCTGTTTTAGTTGTTCCAATATAGATTTCAAAAGAAGCACCTAAATTGTTCGCTGAGTTTGGATCGTTACCTGGTCCTGCAACACCTGAATCAGCTGTTGAGTTAATAGCAGGTAAAGTCAAAGTAGCTGCACCCGCAACATTGTGGTACAACATTCTACCAGCGTGACTATCAACAGTTAAAGAAGTTGAACCTGCTGCAATTGATACAGAGTTTCCAGTTCCAACACCTTGAAAACCATTAATAGATTTTACTGGTCCTTGAAATGTAGTTTTTGCCATAATTATATCCTCCTAGTTTCCGAATACTGTCTCTAGGCCGTCGACTATACGCGTCAGTATTCTAATTAATTGTATAGTAATAAAACTATATACTACATTTTAGTAGAGCGCAAGAGAGCCTGTAATGTGAATGAGATTTATTCAACGATGTAGCTTTTTATTAAGTAGCTACAGAAACTTGAGGAGCTGCATCATCTATTTTATTTTGTGCATTAGCTTTTTCTGCTTCTGCAAGTTTGATCTGGCTAATTACTTCTCTGACTTT